GAAAGGTCGCAGCGTGATTGTGATAACGGTGGCTGATGTGATGCTGGCGTTACACAACAGCTACGACAACAAAAACTCAGGCGAAAAATTTTTACAGGGGTTGTGTGATGTTGACCTGCTTGTCCTGGATGAAATCGGAATGCAGCGGGATACGCGCAACGAGCAGGTCACACTGAACCAGATAGTCGACCGCAGAACGGCTTCGATGCGTAGTGTCGGAATGCTGACGAACCTGAACCACGTAGCGATGAGTACGCTTCTTGGCGAGCGTGTGATGGACCGCATGGTCATGAACGGTGGTCGCTGGGTGAATTTTAACTGGGAGAGCTGGCGTTCGAATGTCAGACACCTGAGGGTTGTGAAGTAATTTTGTCCGGAGGAAATTTTAATGGAAACCGTTTTTGACGCACTGAAAGCAATGGGAAAAGCCACATCGGTAGAACTGGCCGCGCGACTTGATATCAGTCGTGAAGAGGTTCTCAACGAGCTGTGGGAACTCAAAAGAAATGGCGTCGTTGATAAAACTGGTCACACCTGGTTTCTGGCTGGCGAAGGTGAATCCCTGGTAACCGAAGAGCGGCCAGTAAAATCTGAAGCACAGGATATGCTGACCGGGGAGGTCGAACAAAAAGTTACAGCAGACATGATGATTGAGTTTATCGGTCAGGATGGGGCTAAAACGTGTGAAGAACTGGCGGGTAAGTTCGGCATCAGTACTCGCAAGGTTGCTTCCACGCTGGCGGTGGTAACTGCAACGGGGCGGCTGGCACGCGTTAATCAGAGCGGTAAATTTCGTTACTGCATGCCGGGCGGTAATTTACCAGCAGAGCCGAAAGCAGCATCGGTAACGGAAAATGATGGTAAGGCCTTTCCTCAGCCAGCAGGTGTTGCGTTACCAGTCCGGGAAGCCGCAACACAGGAAGAAATTAAAACAGAAACTGTAGCGGGCATTGTGCAGTCGCTGCCATCGTTTACTGAAACGCGAGCGGATGACCTGATTTTACCATCGCTGCATATGGCAAACCTCGAACTGCGTCGGGCGAAAAGTCATGTCCAGAAGTGGGAACGAGTCTGCGCCGCGCTGCGGGAGCTGAACAAGCACCGGGATATTCTTCGTGATATTACCGCGACCGGAGAGCTGCAGCGGTGAGTGGCTGGAAGAAGTGGTACGAGGCTGAAATCATGATACTCCGGCAGTGTGCGGGAACGATGACGGTCGAAAGCATTGGGAGGCTGACCGGTCGTACAGGTGATGCTGTCAGAACGAAAGCGCGGGAACTGGGTGTCAGCCTGATGTTACGGGGTGATTATCACCAGTCAACAAAATATCCGCAGAGTGATATTGAACTGGCGCGACAGCTGCATCAGCGTGGCGTACCCAGGAGAGAAATCGCCAGAAAATTTGGAATGCCGTTGCGCACAGTGAATAACTACGTTTATTTCGACAGGAGAGTTCAGGAGTGAGGGTGAGAGTTTATATTGCCGGTCCAATGACCGGGTATAAAAATTTCAACCGTGAGGCGTTCCACAAGGCGGAAGAGGAACTGAAACGGGAAGGGCATACAGTCTTGAACCCGGCAGTACTTCCGGACGGGCTGACACAGCAGCACTACATGGATATCTGCATGGCAATGATACGTAGCGTGGATGCGATTTATATGCTGAAAGACTGGCAACGGTCAGCAGGCGCTAAAGCGGAACTGGCTCTGGCGGAGAAGCTAGGGCATGTGGTTGTTTTTCAGAGGGGGGCGATATGCCGATTCTCTGGTTTCAGGAGGTGTGGGAAAAAGAAATGTGGGAAGGTCTTGTGATTGTGGCCGAAACAGTTCTTTTATTATGGTCTGTGATTGCGTGTATTTTTATGATTTATTGTGAATGATGTGAATCTCGCGGTGGCCACTGAATTGCAACCATTACCCCCTGTGATGTAATTGTGGGGTAATGGTTGCGCAGGCATAGCGACAGGACTGGATGAGAAAAATATGACGAAATTTACCAGAGAGCAATTGATTGCTCATGCTAATGAAAGTGTGAAATCCATGAAATTTGCTGCGCGACAGACCGTGTTTAAGACTTCAAGAGTTGCCATTGAAATGGATCTTGCGCTTGCCCGTATTGCGCTTGCCTCACTTGAAGCAATGCCAGTTGCATGGTCCTGTGCTCACAATATGGTTTTGTTCAATGCTGAATCTGTTGCGGCATACGCAAAACACTCAGCCATTGCGCCAAAACCCCTGTACGCTGCGCAACCGGCATCACTTTCACATGAGGAAGAGTTGGTAATGCTGGTTAAACAATTGGTAAGTCAGTTGAAAAAAGCGAAACCAGATTGCAAATTACCGGATATGGCGATGGGGTATCTGGAGCGGAATGGGCTGATAAGCGCGGAGGATGTTTTACGATGACCTGGCCGGAGGCATTCACAACGAAAGGAATTGCAATGGCGGCAGCACTTGTTGTGTATTCGATTTGCAGCTGGGGATAAAAACGGTTTGCGGGGAAATCTTAGTTAAGTAGAATGACTGTGGGTGCTTGAGGCTATCTGTCTCAGGCATGAACACCAAAAGGCAGATAGAGAAAAGCCCCAGTTAACATTACGCGTCCTGCAAGACGCTTAACATTAATCTGAGGCTCAATCCATGCTGAACACATGTAGGTTAGCCTCTTACGTGCCGAAAGGCAAGGAGAAGCAGGCTATGAAGCAGCAAAAGGCGATGTTAATCGCCCTTATCGTCATCTGTTTAACCGTCATAGTGACGGCACTGGTAACGAGGAAAGACCTCTGCGAGGTACGAATCCGAACCGGCTAGACGGAGGTCGCTGTCTTCACAGCTTACGAACCTGAGGAGTAAGAGACCCAGCGGGGGAGAAATCCCTCGCCGCCTCTGATGTGTCAGGCATCCTCAACGCACCCGCACTTAACCCGCTTCGGCGGGTTTTTCGTCGCATTATGAGGTTGTAATTTTAGCTACCATGAGACTATCCTAAGGATCTCAAACAGATCTATTTTGTATCAAATTTGGTGCATGGCTTTGCCAATAATCGGAAAACAAAAGGACTCATTAGTATGAGCTGCCCACTCAAAAAACACACGCGGTTGAGTATTCCGCCTCGCGATAAAAGCGTTGTGGCAGTCCCTCGCCCAGTGATTGATGAAAACTGCGCACATCGTGAACAAGTGAAAAATGCTTTTGATTTCGGTTTTTCTCGTTATGAGAAAGCCATGGAAGAACTTTCAAAAGTGTAATGATGGGTATTGTACTCTATGGCTGAGATTGTTGAAGGAGTGCATTACCTTACGGTTGATGATCTTGTTGAAATCAATCATTCCCTAATTGAATTACAGACGCCAGATGAGCCCGTTGGTGTTCTGAGTCCAGATAACTTAAGTTCTTCTCAGGCCCGTCCCAGCATGGTTCGATGGTATGAACAGACTAATGACATGTTTGTACTGGCATCGGTATTGATTGAAAGTCTGATTCAGAATCATCCGTTTGCTAATGCGAACAAACGAACAGCTATGATGGCTGGTTACGTCTTCTTGTTGTTGAATGGCTATGAGTTAACAGCACCAGGCGATGAAATCGTGGAAATGGCAGAGGGACTGGCCTGCAAAACCTATACTCGAGAAGATCTCGAGAACTGGTTGTGTTATTGGTCTCGCGCGTATGACAGCCGGGAATTATGTAAAACAAGCGCAACTATTGTTTTGTATGAAACTATCAAGCTTAAAATAGAACAGCAAAACTAAAGGTTCTTCCAATGAAAACCCGCTTCGGCGGGTTTTTTATTTTAATGGACTAAATTTTAGCCAATTCTTCTATTTAACCGACCAGGGTTTGTTGATTAGCTGGTATGCCTGACTAGAATCGATGCACTTAAGTAGCGCGCAGGGAGAAGAGGGATGGACCCCAAACAGGGGAGTGCTATTTATCTGGAAGGATTCTGTTGATGAAAATCAGAGAATTACGTGAAATTTTTAGTGAAGATGGCCTCTATACTGTGCGCGTTGAGAATGGCGCAATTGTCAGCCACTGCCGTATTAAATGTTTACAGTCTCAACAAAGGAAGAGTGGAGCTGCGTTAATTCATTTGGTGGATGGGCTTGTGACGGATGGTTTTATTTTGCGTGCAAATGAATTTGTCACATCGTTGCCGTCTCTGAAAGAAGCTGGGATTAAGGCTGGTTTTTCTGCTTTTGAAGATGAGTGAATTCATCTACAATTCAGCGCAGGGCTGAACCCCTGTTGAGTAACACTGTGCCACCGGAGAAAGCCGATGGCGCAAAATTCCAGACTACACAATTCTGATAATTCAGCCGCCTTTGCCAGCAGGCACGGGCGGCGCTCTCATGCATTCAAATATGACTGGTATCAGCACGATCCCTGCACCGAAGAACAGGCTGAATGGCTGATTCAGCGCTACCGCAGACACGGATACGAGATTAAGAAAGCCCTCAGCCTCGATTATCGTCTCTGGATAATCTACGTCAGACTCCCTTATTCCGAACGCCCACCGCGTCCGTCCCGCACATTCCAGCAACGCATCTGGAGGTAACGTGCGGGTATTACTTCGACCTGTTCCGGTACCGGAACTTGGGCTGGTGGTGCTAAAACCGGGCCGTGAATCCATGCAGGTATTTCATAACCCTCGAGTTCTGGTGGAGCCGGAACCGAAAAGCATGCGCGGTCTGCCGTCCGGAGTCGTTCCTGCCGTTCGCCAGCCATTGGCGGAGGATAAATCACTACTGCCATTTTTCAGCGATGAGCGGGTGATTCGTGCTGCTGGCGGTGCTGGTGCGCTGTCTGACTGGCTGTTACGCCACGTTAAATCCTGCCAGTGGCCACACGGCGATTATCATCACAGCGAAACCGTCATACATCGTTATGGTATCGGCGCAATGGTGTTGTGCTGGCACTGCGACAACCAGCTGCGTGACCAGACCTCCGAATCACTCGGGCAGCTTGCTCACCAAAACCTGTCAGCATGGATGATTGATGTCATCCGCCACGCAATGAATGGCACGCAGGAGCGGGAATTATCGCTGGCTGAATTATCCTGGTGGGCAACCATAAATAACGTAGCGGACGCACTACCGGAGACGGTGTTACGTCGTTCTCTGGGGTTACGTGCGGAAAAAATTCGCTCAGTATACCGCGAGAGCGACATCGTGCCGGGAGAGCAGACTGCCACCAGCATGCTGAAGCAGCGCACAAAAAATATTGCGCCGCTGCCTCACGCCCACCAGCAAAACCCGCCACAGGAAAAGACGGTGGTCAGCATTGCCGTTGAGCCGGAGTCTCCGGAATCTTTCATGAAACGACCTAAACGTCGCCGCTGGCTTAACGAGAAATACACGCGCTGGGTTAAGACACAGCCGTGTGCATGTTGTGGAAAGCCTGCTGATGATCCCCACCACTTGATAGGCCACGGTCAGGGTGGAATGGGTACTAAAGCGCATGACCTCTTTGTGTTGCCTTTGTGCAGAAAACATCACGACGAGCTGCATGCGGATACCGTGGCATTTGAAGAGAAGTATGGCTCCCAGCTGGAGCTGATATTTCGTTTTATCGATCGTGCGCTGGCAATAGGCGTATTGGTGTAAGTGGAGAACGAGCATGAACCTTGAAGCCTTACCAAAATATTACTCCCCAAAATCTCCAAAATTGAGCGATGACGCACCGGCGACAGGCTCGGGTGGTTTAACAATTACGGATGTGATGGCTGCGCAGGGGATGGTGCAGTCGAAAGCACCGCTTGGGTTTGCCTTATTCCTGGCAAAAGTTGGTGTTCAGGATACTCAGTTTGCTATTGAAGGTCTGCTCAATTACGCGATGGCACTGGATAACCCGACATTGAACAAATTGAGTGAAGAAACCCGGTTACAGATCATCCCTTACCTTGTGAATTTTGCCTTTGCTGATTATTCCAGATCTGTGGCAAGTAAGGCTTGCTGTGGGCATTGTGCAGGTACGGGATTTCATCATGTATTATGTGAAGTGGTGAAATATTCCAGTGGTGGGGACACTGTCATCAAAGAAGAGTGGGAGAAGAAACTATGTCAGCATTGTAATGGCAAGGGAAAAGTCAGCACAGCGTGCAGAGGGTGTAAGGGTAAAGGCATTGCCCTAGATGAAAAAAGAACCCGATTTCATGGTACACCAGTTTATAAGGTCTGTGGGCGTTGTAATGGACATCGGTTTAGCCGTTTACCGACCACGCTGGCACGACGTTATGTCCAGAAGCTGGTTCCCGGTTTAACTGATTATCAGTGGTACAAAGGATATGCAGATGTCATTGATAAACTGGTAACAAAGTGCTGGCAGGAAGAATCGTACGCTGAGACCCAGCTGAGAAAAGTGACGAGATAAATGATTTTCGCGGAAGATGTCGACATGATGCTTGCATTTTTCACAAAACATGGATAGAGTTATCTCAACAAGGGGGGTGTGTGCCTGCCGTTAAAGGGGGCTTCGACCTGCGATAATTAAAGGTACAGTTCTGGATGAAAAAGCCCCGACTTCATGGTAAGCCAGTTTGCAAGATTTGCAGGCGTTGTAATGGAAAGGAGTTAGCCGTTTACTGGTCACGCTGATGTGGCTGCATATCCAGGAGTTGGTAACAGATAAGACTGATTAGATAATTCTTTGCTACATAACAGCAAGGCATCATATAGAATATTATAACTTTGACTGTTAGCATGGATTATACCCGCTTCCCTTGTTGGCCTTCCTTCTGTCGATGATTCTATCCATAATGAACCAGTAAATTTTGACATTTTATATGTTGCGAATTCTTTGGCGTTAACTGGAATTTTTATGTCATTTAAGTCCATTGTGTATCCATCTTTTTTTATTTTATTGGCAAAGCAAATCTTTATATCGGAGATTGATGCATCGACACTTATCTGTGAATAGCTATCTGGTGAATTAAAGATAAACAAACAAAAAAATAACATATGAAAAAACAATTTCACAAATGCCTTCCTGTTTTGTAAATATATTGCTAAGTTTCTTGGTGATTTATATGTTACAAGGCAAGAGATGTTGCTGGATGATAAAAAAATAACAGTAAGGTTATTTGTGGTTGGCGGGCTGTCTTTGTTTGGTTAGATTTAGCTCTGGATACCGATAGTTAACATTATATGCCATAATTAGTATTGTATGCGGATATTGTATAATGGTTATTACCTCAGTTTTCCAGACTGATGATGTGGGTTCGATTCCCGCTATCCGCTCAGGGCACTTATCAAGGTATATATACCTTACAGCGCTGGCGTTTTTTTTCGCGGGGATGGTTTCAGATATCTCATTGCTCCCTCGAACTATAACAGAGACCAGTTATAGTTTCAGCGCGGTTTTTTTCAATATAAGGATGGCGCATTGTTGGAAGAGAGTTTCGGGAATTATCCTGGAGAGACAGATGATGCGCCATCCTTATGTTGTATAAAAATGTGAGATAAGCCGAAGAGCAGGACTGTCAGGTATACATATAAATAGACGAAAGCTGTAACGTATTTATTCGTTGATTAATATGTCTACAAAAGACATCCGATATCTCGAATTCTATTTAATACGTTGAGTTCTATTTGAGTTTTTACCGCCCTCCCGGGCGGGTTTTTTTTGAGCTTAAAAAAGAATTGCGCATTGGATTTGTAAATAATCTAATGTTGTTTAACAAAAGATGAAAGCAGCGCTTGACTCTATTGAATTAGTATTGTTATTTCAACTATATCAATGTGTTCAGGTTGTTGCGAGAAACTATGGTTGATAAAGAATTACTCAGAAATTCTTCATTGTTTGTTGCGTATATGGGATGTCTGGGATGGGGAGGTGCTTATTTCTATGGTTGGGGAGGTGCTTTTTATTATGGATTTCCATGGTGGGTTGTTGGTGCTGGCGTAGATGATGTGGCAAGAAGCCTGTTTTACGCTGTTACAGCTATCGTAATTTTTCTTGTTGGATGGATAATTGGCGTTAGAATGATTATAAATCTTTGCGACGTTATTTTTCCGTATCAGCAGCCGTTCCTTATACGGGGGAGGGGGGCTGGCCGCACAAGCACGTGCAGTATTTCCCCGGCAAACACCCCTGTGAAACATCGGTAGACATGTTGCGTCAGATAATTATCACCAGCGGTCGTCAAGGTAATTTGGTTGCGCACTTTTGCTGGGCGTTGGGCGGTTGCTGCGAAGCAGGAAGATGAGAAATTTAATCAGACTGTGAGTGAAGTAAAAAATAATTGTTAACAGTGTGCAATATTATTCCCGGAAAATGCGGAAAAATAAAAACATGTACGTATATTTACGATTATTGACGTTGTGTTTATTGAAAATGACGGAGATATTCGTATTATTGCACCGTGCCACCGCAATGACGCGATGGACAGGCCCTTTAGCTCAGTGGTGAGAGCGAGCGACTCATAATCGCCAGGTCGCTGGTTCAAATCCAGCAAGGGCCACCATCACATACCGCCATTAGCTCATCGGCAGAGAGCGCCTGCTTTCGAAACTGGCTGTGTGGGGCTCGGGTCCCCGATGGCAATCCATTATCTGCATTATGCGTTGTTAGCTCAGCCGGACAGAGCAATTGCCTTCTAAGCAATCGGTCACTGGTTCGAATCCAGTACAACGCGCCACGCTTATTTTTCCAGGCTCGCTACGGCGGGCCTTTTTCATATATACCCTGGCGGTTATTATGATGGCTTGTTTATTTGTTCATAAGAGGATTGATACAGTGGTCACTTATGCGGATATCAGGGCAAAACGGGCCGAAATTCTGAAAGCTGAGCAGGAATACATTCAGCGGTTGCGGGATACAGCCAAAAGGCTGGTCAGTGTTTATGAAGATTCACTGGAATTGCCAGCTTCACAGTGGCGCGATATTAACGGCAAAGAACGTCCGTATGTTTCTATTTTGTGGAATGGGCACAATACAAAACCTGAGGATTTGCGAGTAGAGCTTCAGGATGGTGTTGCATTTAATTTGTGGACTGTCGTTGATGATAACCCACGTCAGTCTGCAAGCGTGAAGGTTGGCATACAGATTCTGTTGCTTGATGGCGATAACTTAACGATTTCAGTTGATGGCTATCAGGTCAGAACATTTTCGCACGTAGATACGGACGCAAAAATTAACGAGGTATGCGAGTTCATCAAAGACAGTATTTTAATGTCGATGAATGATGTGAGATTTGGCAAAGCATCTCTGCCGAAGATAGAAGGCTGGAGTCGTAAAAAGGAATCGTTCGAAAATCTCTGAATCACCAGGCTGCGCATTTGCGTGGCCTTTTTTATATCCGCGCCACGCCCGGCGCACATCAAAAAACCACAGAGCCTTTCAGGGGTGAGCTTACGGGATGGTCAGTGTGACTTTCTCTGTGGGCTGGCCACCCCCGGGCGCAGGCTCACCCACTAAAAGGAAAAGTCACGATGTTTGGTATTTTCAAAAAGAAAACCCGCAAGGCCATTACCGAAGTGAAGAAGATGGAGAACCGTGACGCAGTGGAGGCGACCGTCTGGGGCGCGTACTCCATTGCATACGCTGACGGCACCTGTGACGCGAAAGAAATCGCGGTACTGGAAAAAACCATTGCAGCACTTCCTGCCTTTGCGCCGTTCTCCGGTGAGATTGCACAAATGAGTGCAAATATCCGCGCCCGTTATGAAGCGTCGCCGCGTTCTGCCAATGCCGAAGCTCTTCGTCAGCTGGCTGATGTTGCCGGTACTGATGATGCAGTTAATGTGCTGTGCCTGTGTCTGGATATCGCTGACCAGGACGGTATCGGTCAGGAAGAAGAAGCGCAACTGAAGAAAATTGCGCAGGCGCTGCAGTTGCCGCTGGAGCAGTACCTGTGAAAAGTGCGCGCCTTGTGCTGGCTGTCATCCTGTTGTTTCTGGTAGTGGTGGTTGATTTCACCGGACGACTGATGTCGGTGCTGACAGATGGTGTGCTGGTGGCGATGGCGCTGGTCGTGCTCCGGCCTTTACTGCGTAAATCTGAATAACATCACACAAAAGGCATCTGCGGATGCCTTTGACGGGGTGTTTTTTTACGGGTCGCTGGTGGCCCTTTTTTATTTTCAGGAGGAAGTATGTCTGAACCCTTATCCGGTTCCGGCACGGCTGCGGCGCTGGGTGGCGCGACGGTATTCGGGCTGTTTACCGGAATGGATTTCGGGATTGTGTTTGGCGCGTTCGCCGGGGCGTTATTTGTGGCAACAATGCCACAGTCACTTTCAGTCTGGCGCGTGGTGGCACATTTTCTGGTGTCGTTTATTGTCGGCGTGCTGGGAGCGCGTGTGCTGTCAGCCTGGATTGCATCAAAAACAGGGTATGACGGTACATCAGCAGATGCGCTTTGCGCGGTGCTGGTCTCGGTGGTGTCGGTGAAGATTCTCTCGTTCATCCACCAGCAGGATATTGCGTCGCTGGTGTCCGGTGTGTTCTCCCGCCTGCGGGGTGGAGGAGGCGGCAATGTTAAGTAACCTTCCCGGATTGCTGAATGTGGCGTTATGCGCGGTTATCGTGCTGACGCTCTTTTTTTATCGTCGCCGTGATTCCAGACATAAACCGCTGGTGTCATGGCTGGCCTGGCTGCTGATGCTGCTGTATGCCTTTGCGCCCCTCAGCTATCTGTGTGGTCGCCCGTTAGCAACGGGCTGGCTGGAAGTGTTTTTTAACCTGCTGTTCTGCGTGCTGGTGATACGCGCACGCGGGAACGTCACAAAAATCTTTCCATTGTTGAGGTGAATATGCCGGGTAAATTCAGATTCAGCCGTCGCAG